ATTACCTTCTGTTTGCGCACCAAATGATCCCTCACCAACGCCTGCTGTAGCACGTGGGAAAGTCACATTACCTGTAGCAGTAGGGATGATACGGAAAACATCATAAAGATGCGGATTGTAAAAATCACGCATAATTCCGTTAGGAACATAGCTGATCTGAGAAGTACCAGTCAGGTTATTCCCTAATGTCATGTCACCAACAAGCTTAGTGCTAATAAAAGGAGTTTCAGATTTGATTTTATCGTAGTTTTCAGCTACAATTTCCATAACAGCAGCTTTGAACTTGTCAGAATTTGACCAGTCTTTTTTTGCGTTATCTTCAATACCTGATTTTAAACGATTAGCAGAAGCAGCCATCTCTTTTACTTTTGTAGCCAGTTCGCCAATTGTTTCATTTTTCTTTTGCGCATCTTCGTTAAGCTGTGCAATGTCAGCTGCTAATTTAGCATCTACTGACTTAATTTCTGATTTAATGCCATCCACCAAAGGATTTAAGGCATCTAAGATTTCATTTGCCATTTTTGTTATTTGTAAAATTTTAGTAATTGTATGTTAATTGCAGATTTCAGATCGTTTAAACCTTGTGCAGTTTCCTGCGGCTTAGTTTCGTTTTGTGCAGTTTCCTGCGGCAAAAACAGATTAGAAACCTCTTGCAATTCGTTAATAAGTAATGATTCGTTCTCCCCTGAATATTTACCTTCTTTTAGCTTTTTAATAACCCATGCCATGTAATCAATAGCCGTTTCCTTTTTTTGCTCTAAAAAGCTTTTAACAACCTCAAACGTTGGCGTATTAGGATTTGCTCCCCAAAGTACCGCCGATCCCTCCCAAAGTGCCACCTGCGTAATTATGTTATGATCTACAGCCTTTGATTGGTTCAATGTGGTAAAGCCAACGGAATGCTGGGTAATATCACCACGCTCGTATAAAGGCCAAGCCACTTCTTTCCAAAGGAACATATCCCGGTAACTATTCTCACCAACGATATATTTGCCTTCTTTATATAGCTTTTGAAATTTACCTAAGCTGCTTTCAAGTTTACGCTCATGGTTTACCAAATGCCAAATCTCATTTGATCCATTAGGGCCACGTTCTGCAATTGTTTTGTCAAATGCAGACTTATCAAATACATCACCATCCCTGTCTATGCTTTCCATTTCAGCAATGGCAACCTTTACGCTGCGTTTGGATGTATCCACATCCAATGCCTTTAAATCGTAAACCTTATGCTGTATTGCCATGCTTTTTTTATTTTGCCAGTAACTCAAACAAACTGCATATCTCTGATCATTTTCATTAAATTCGCCCACCATTTCACTATCACCCATGCATCTTTCTAAAAACTGATCTCTATTTTCGTTTGCTCTAGGACTTGGCATATTAACAAAATTGAAATATAAAAACTATACAAAAGTAAATAATTGTCAACTATCTAAAGGTAATACTTTGCTTTCTTATTAATCTACCATTTGCATCTCGTTTATTAACTATCGCAAAAGTGCATCTACACCGTATTACATCGGCGGCTCTGGCTTGTGGATCATGTGGATGTTCTAATTCTGTTCCCGATTTGCGATCTATAAACTTAGCATTAAAATCTACAGTTTGCCCATCCAAATGCCAATGATCAGCTTTATCCTTTTGCCCATTTATAGGGTTTCCTCTTGTCCGGTTATCTTTTGCGGCTACCCACATCTTTTGCTTTTCAAATGGTGATTTGTCAGCACCAACAAATGTACCTGCATGAATAGCCCTGCCAACTTCAGTACGTGCGATCATGTCAGCCCTGTTCCTATTTAGCCCTGGCACTGTTTGACTGATATATTGTGCATAATCAGAATAACCCCAACCTTCCCGATTGCCGCGCTCCAATATATCGAGCATCATTGTACGGCTGGTCTTTACAATTTGCAGCACACCATTATTGTAAAAATTAGTACCTAAGTACTCCATTATCAATTGTATCCACTCCTCAGGCGTGTTAAATTGCTTTTCTTTTCTTAGCGTGTTGTAATTAGTACGCGCATATCTTACACCAACCTCCCTGATTATTTGATTCATTACCTGGCTTATGCCATCGCTAAATAGCAGCCCGTTTATATATTTTCTTGCAGCCTGTTCGCTTTCCCGTAATGCATTCTGAAAGCCTCGCATATCGGACTGCAAAGCATTGTAAAAGCTTCTTTTATACTTATTGATGTATTTAACGGCTTTGTTCCTCTCCCTGTTCCAATATATTCGCCTTTTTCTCGCCGTCATATTTTGAGATGAAGTTTATCAGTTCTTTTGTAAAATGGCCACGTTTTATAATCAATTTACCATATTCATTAATGCACTTTTTTTCTTTCTCAGTCTCAGGATATTTCCGCTTTGCAATGCTTTGACAATACTTTTTAATTTCTATTGTTTGTAACATTGTGCTGTATAAACTTATAAAATTTTATCGCTTCTGCATTTATTAATGCCTCAAAGATACAAACGTTCACAAACTGCCATCCGTAATCCTTAAGCCATATAATCGTTATATTCTCCGCTCTCATCATGGCTCCCCGATTCGTTTGGTACATCAATATCCTCAATAAGTCCGTAATTGCCTGTGATCAAATACTTACCATGCATTTGCTCGGTTGTTGGCTCAAAGCCTAACAATTGCCTGTATTCATTGCCTGTGATTGCGCCCCTGTCAAACATCCCATTGTAAACCGTTGACATTTTGCTGTAATCATCCTGCAGCTCAGGTATTGCACTAAAATCAAAATCCAAATATTCACGGCTTTTAAACGATGGTACTAAAACTCTATTAAGTTCATCCCTTAAGCTGTTACACATTGGCATAATAAGATCCGTAACAAATTTCTTTTGCGCCCATTCTTTATTACTGAATGATTGCCCTGGCACTAAAATATCAGGATCTACACCTAATGCCATCGCGATCCGCTCCATTGTTTTATCTTGGCTATCCAATAGTTGCATATCTACCGAATCCTTACCAATATCCAAATAAGCCCATTTACCTTGCAACGTAGCTACAGCCGCCTTCATCGCTGTGTTATTGATCTTGTTATCTATAACAGATTTAAGCTGACCGGCTTGCTCAGGGCTTAAATTATCCAATGTTTCATTTGTTAGCACACCTTTAGCACCGCCGTTCTGAAACATTGCAACCGCCGCCTCCATCGCATCATTATCCTGTTGCAGCCTTCTTTTTAGTGGGATTATCGGATTAAATCCACGCAAATGGCTGCGATCAACAGCATCAAAGTTCGGGTTAAATGTTTTCCAATGGATAATATCAGCTTTTGCAATAGGGATAAAATTACCGCCCAAATCTATTAAATACCCAGTAACACCGTATAAATCCTGTGGATCAGGTACTATCTCAACCTTTGCCGGCGGCAAAATATACATTTCAAGAACCTCCCCGTTTTCAATGCCGCCTCTATTTAACCAAATAAAGCACTCACCAAACAAAGCATAAAACGAAAACAAACCCTCATAAAAACTATCAGCACCTTGCGAAGGGTTTGGGTTATTGATGAGATTAGACAAAGCTGTATTGTTTGCCATCTCATCCAATGCCTTTACCTTATCCAATTGATAACGCTGCACGTTATTAATAGGGCTGTGCTTGTATTTTTTTAAAGCTGTTTGATTCTTAGGCAGATAAGCATAAAGAGGCACGTTTGATGCCTTCTTTGCAATCTTTTTAATAACGGTAAATACAGTATCGTTGTTCGTATATGCATTTGCGTCTTTATCCCACCTGAAAAAGTTTACATTATTGCCAATATAAATACCGGGAAATGACATCGCTTTGGTTTTAATCTTTTCGATGCCTAAAAATTTTGTAATCCAACTCATTAGAATGCTACCCAACTGGGTGATTTTGATGTTAATTTTGTAAAGATAGCATATCGCATGGCATCCAGTAAGTGATCATGTTCTTTTACAGGTGATTCGTCCGATGCTATATTTCCATCCTTATCCGTTTTCCATTTGTACGATTGCAACTCTGCTTTAAGATTATTGCTATTGTGTACAATATGCAAAGGATATGATTTAATCTTCATGATGCCAGCCCATACATCTTTATCAGCAGGTTTGCAATTAAATCCGTTTCTGCTTAACTCCTCAATCGTTTTCGGCTCCGCTGCATCACAAAAGATCTCATCACTCCTCATCAAATTTAACGCCTTTAATTTGATCACTAAGTCAGAAATTGTCAACTTAGGCTCATATAATAACTCCTGCACGTAATTAGAGCCTTCGTAATGTTCTATCTTTACAAGTGCTGTTGGTACGGTATACCCGAAATCTAATCCGTAAAATACCTGTCCTTTATTCGGTAATTCACTAACCACTTTCCAATTCGTGTAAATAAGTTCCTTGCTTGCTCCCCTTTGCCCTAAGCCGTACACTTTCCACATAAAATCATCCGGTAAATCTTTGTAGCTTTCTATATAGTCAATTTGCTGCTGGCTTAGATTATGAATATTGTCTTTGTATGTTGAATGTATTTTTTTGTTTTTAGGATTGTCTGCAATGTCATAAACCCATGAATTAAATTCAGCAGGGTTCCAGTCCATAAAAATAGTCCCTGTTGTACGCATTGCCAATTGGTCAAACAAAAGCTTATTTATCAAATTAGCCTCATTGATAAAAAGCACATCCCTACCGGGGCCACGTGCTTTGCCTTCATCCTCAAGACCAAAAAGTTCGATATAAGAGCCGTTTGGGAAAGAATAAACGAAATCAGTCCACCTCATCCAATCTTCGTACCAATTACCTGTTTCTTTTAAAACCTGCTGTAAATCCCTAAATGCACCACGTTTGATGTGAGGCAAAGAATGCGAAACAACGGAAATACGTTTGTTCGCCTCGGTTGTTGCAATGCTAACAAGTATTTGAATTGTTGAGTAAGATTTACCGGAACGGCTCCCGCCCTCATTGCATATTATCTGCCAGCCATCTTTATAAGCCTGATGAGTCTGCCATATTACTTCGCTCGGTATCGCCATTTTTGCTTATAATAACAGGTTTTAATTGCGGAATATTTAAAGCACCTTCAATATTTAAATTTTGCTTTGTTTTTCCATATGCTCTTTCAAGTAATACTTCTGCTGCCCTTACATCACCTTTTAAAGCCTTTGTTTTTAATGCTTCAAGTATATTTTTTGCATCACTTAATCCGCTTTCCTCTTCACCTAAAACATCAGCCAACAAAATATCTATTTCCGGTAATTTCTTTTTTCGGCCAACATTTACCGTGTTACCTGACTTTAATTTGCCGCCATTTCTACCTTCACGCATAACGAGTTATTTACGGGAAATTAATAAGTTTTATCATAAATCCGTTTTATATTTTTAACCTCATAAATCAAATCACTATCTTTCCTTCTCAGATACATTCGCCGTATTACTTGGTAAACTGTCTTTCCGTATGCATAACATGGCAATGTATCCCTTATTGCTACCCTTTCAACATTAAACTCATTAAACAATACCCAAATGTAAAGATAACGTGCTTTGTCGTAATCCCTGTCTTTTATAGTCAACTCACGAAATTTTGGGGTTAGCATTTCCTTCTCAATAATTGCAGCTACTTTATTGATAAGGATGTTTTGCATTACCCAAATATTGTTTTAGGCAATTCGTCAAAAACCGTGAGCATAACCAAAATTAGCAAAATGTGATAAAAAAGCAAATTTTGATTAAATTTTCACTTTTCCCACTTTCCCGTATTTTTTCGCCTACTTATATATAATATATAATACACCTATATATTATATATATTTTTTTATTTTTATATTTATAACTAAAAAGAAGTAGGAAAGTAGGAATATAGATATAATAGCATTGATTATCAATAAGTTAATGTTCCAGAGTCAAAGTCGGAATCAAAAAATAAAAATAGGAAAGTAGGAAATGAGAACTTTTGACAAAGCCATTTTTTTCCTACTTCCCACTTTTAAAATGGTGTTTCCTCACTTTCTACTGATTCATTTGGGAATGAATTATTTTGATCAGGCCACGATATAAACCTGTAAAACCTCCCAGTTTCAGCACCTTTTTTATAACTTAGATCCACTTCTACACCCCTAACATGTGACCATTTTTTTATCCATTTAGTCAAAGTTGTTTGCGTTATTTTGTTGTTATTACAAACCTTATGAATTAACTCTAAAACATCCTGTTTTGACTTACTTATATAATAATCAGGGTTATTTGTATTAATTTTAAATAATGACATATTTACTGCATTTACTACTAAACTTCCATTCTTTTCAGACTTTTCATTTTTAAGTACCTGGGGAGCAAACAAAAAGAAATTGTTTTGCAATTGATCGTCCATCCATTCAACAAATCCCCTGTCAGTATCGTTAATCAGGTTGCGATCTATTGAGTTTGAAGTCCTTACGGTTATTTTGCCGCGATCCTGTAAGCTTAAATATTTTTGCGCACATGAAATCATAAAATTGTCAAATTTTGACCATTCTATAGCATCCCAGTCAATAAAGAATGCCCTGCCGAATTCATCTACAGGCTTGTAATTAGATGTAAAATGTTTTACTACAGGAAATTCAAACTTTCTATCGTACGTGCTATCATCCATTTCACCAACGGCGTAATTGGATGTTATAATTATTTTTGGTGATGTTTCATAAGGTATAATAACTTTTGCCTTGTTCTTTGCGTTTATTTCAATTCCTTCCGTTATCTGGCTGAATAGCTTTGTAAACCTGAATGACTTTTCCACATCATCAATAAAGATGAGATTTGTATCCATTTGTACTGATTGCCAAAGGAACGAATCGCTAAAATTCATGGTCTTTCCGTTTATGTAACTTGTTTTTCTAAATTCCTTTATGAATTTAATCATCACACCTTTACCTGATCGACCCTGGCTTTCACCTTCAGATTCAGCAGAAACATCCTCCATTATCACCGTTGCCTTACTGATTAATGGATCTTTATAGCGGCTTAAATTATAACCTATAATCTGTTCTAATTGCGTAACATCATCACCGCCCAGGATACCGATAAACCTTTCAGCATCACATCCGCTATAATTTATAGGCTCAAATCGTCTGTTTATGATGTTTTCCTCCCAAACCAAACCTTTTATTTCATTATACAAAAAAGGCTCACAATTCTCATTTGTGACCTTTACAGCGCAATTATTAAAGAAAAACCAAGTTTCATTTTTACTATCCCTTACAAACTCCCTGTTTAAATTACCGATAAGACCCTGCATAAGACCGCCACTTTCTTTAAATATCACAGGCACTTTCTCAATCATATCATCTAAGATATCCGGCTCAACTTCATTTAAAAAAGCTTTAATTAGATCAGATGTTTCAGCTATTCGCACTTTGTTGTTAATTACTTGCACTAACTGATTATCATAATAGTAATAACCTATAGACTCAAGCCATGCAGATAATTCAGTATATTTAATCTTTAAACGGTGCTTTTCCTTTTTCCAAAACTGCCCTTCATCTGTAATATTTATTCCAATGCCTTGTGTTGCAAGCTGTTTTTGTGCGTTGTGTATATTGCCATCATGATAAAAATGAGCGTAAATACCAAACGGTGTATAACCTTTACCGGCCTCAAGATCGCTTCCTGTTGAGAATAGATAAAGTATGTTTGACTCTTTAAATATACTTCCTGAGTGGCGGGATGTTGCACCGGGTCTGCAAATAACTACTCTGTCATTTAATTCCATCACTACTTTCCAATTTCTTTCCGTTAATTCATCTTGTATATACCGCCAATCATTTTGAGCGTTAAATACTTTCCACGGACTATCTTCACGCACATAATCTTTTTTCTTTACCTCATAAATAGGTGACTGATCAAAAGACTTGACAACTGACATAAGCCAACCCCTTTCTTCTATGTCAAGCTTTGGCAGTTCGCATGGATTTCCTTTTATGTAATAGTAGCCAGCACTGGGAGCCGTTTTGATGTATTGCTTATTCGTTTCGTCAATACGTTCTACAACTGTAACAGGATGCGGACTACCTTCAACCCTCGCCAATACCGGATCGCCTCCGACCTTTTCGGCATAATATTCAATATGTGCGCCACCTGTAGGTGTGCTACATATTACCAATTTTTCATACAATTCAGGCCATCCCTGCTCTATTGTGTTAAGTATGCGTCTTGTTATTCCTTTGCAGTTCTTTTCATCAATATCAATTACTTCCATCCCACGCTGCAACATTATTCCAATGTCGCAGTCACGATCAAAAAAATAAGAGACATTATGTAAATTAATCGGGTTTTTTACTACATCGTTAATACGCTTTATATTTACAGTTGGCCGCTTTTCACCTTTCATCAGAGGGATGACATGATGGCCACATTCAATCAATTCCTTTGCAGCAACAAAACACGCTTTGTCAATTATTTCGCCTTGTTCGAGATAGTCGTATATGTTCATATAGATTTTTTTAAACTGTCAAGATATTTTAAAGACTCTTTAATTTCATCAATACTTTCTCTTACATGTATATCATCATAATGATATTTAACATTTAGTAAAGTTGTATTATCCGAATCAGGTATTATTTCTAAAACATAATCAAAATTTATGTATTTTATTTCGTCGCCTTTTGGATATATTACGGTTACTTTAATAAATTTCATACTGAATATTTTTTTTCGATTAATTTAGCTTCTTCTTTTGCTGCTTTGTAATGCTTTTGCTTTACATAAAACTGAATTGCTTTCTTTTTTTCCCCTGTGGGAAGCGGCTTTCTACCGCGTGTTTCTTTTTTCATAAATATATATTTTTTGACAAAGATAAAAAAATTTTTTTGTAATTAGAAAAAAAGTATATATTTGCATTAAATATTTATTTATGGTAGATCAAAATGAGATTTGGAAAGATATTACAGGGTACGAAGGCTTATATCAAGTTAGCAATTTTGGCAATGTTAAAAGATTAGCAGCAACCGTAACTGCTTTATCAAGATGGGGAACAATTAGACAAATGAGATTTGAATGTAAAAAAATAAATATATCACATAAATCAGGAAGTGGTTATCCAATTGTTACACTTTCAAAAAATGGGAAAACTAAAATATTCAGTATTCATAGATTAGTTGCTATTGAATTTATTACAAATCCAAAAAATTTAAATCAGGTTAATCACAAAGATGGCAATAAGTCTAATAATTATTATCAAAATTTAGAATGGTGTACTCATAGTGAAAATATGAAACATAGTTTTCATGTATTGAATAATAAAAAAATTAACAGGAAAAAAGTTATTGATAATAACACAGGAATAATATATGAAAGCATAATGAATGCTGCAAATGAATTAAATATAAAATATTCTACACTTGCAAGAAAATTAACAGGATCACTTAAAAACAACACAAGCTTAAACTACACAACATGAAAGGTTACACTATTAATAACAATCAATTAACGCTGCTTGATGCACGTTTCTACCAGACAGATGATGGCGGCTATGTTCCCTCCGTTACAACTATCCTTGAGGCTTACCCCAAAGGCGCGGCTTATTTCAATTGGCTCAAGGAAGCTGGCAAAGATGCCGATGAGATAAGAGATGAAGCAGGGCGCAGGGGATCTGTAGTTCATAAACTCACAGAGCAATATGATGAAGGCGCAGAAGTTAAGCTTGTAAACGACAACGGATCCATTGACTACAAACTGAATGAATGGGCCATGTTTGAAAGATACGTTGAGTTTCGAAAGCGATTTCAATTTGTAACCGACTGCATCGAATTAAATATTATTAGTAAAGACTTAGGTTATGCCGGCACGATTGACCGTGTTATAAATATGAACGGTGAACGGATCCTATTAGATATAAAAACCTCAAATGCTATTTATCCATCATACTGGCTGCAATTGGCAGCTTATCGCAATTTGCTTTTTTCGATGGGTGCAGAAGTTGACAAAGTAGCTATTTTATGGCTTAACGCTAAAACACGTACTGAGGGCAAAAAAGGTGACATTCAGGGCATTGGTTGGCAGATGATAATGAAGGATGATACAATGCATGATTCACAACTATTTAAAGCCACACATCAGTTATGGCTTGCCGAAAACCAAAATAGTAAACCAAAACAACTCACATATCAAATTAGCCATAAGTTATGAAAATTACATTAAAACATGAGGTGCAGGTAATAGACCATATAATTTGGGTGAAAGTAACTGCAAACTGCTTTTTATTGGATGGATCTATTGAAGTGGAGGATTTTGAATGGGATGATTATTTATACACACACACAGAAAACCTCGCAATTGAGGAGCAAACGGAAAGCAAATATTTTATTAATAAATACATTGATGCATATCATCAATTAAACTTTTAACCACGCCTGCTCTGGTCACAGGCATTTATTATGGGCTTAAGCAATACAACAGGAGGGATTACCTACCTAAATTTAAAAGAGGGCAAATTTGCCCGCAAAAACGCCAACGGCGACATCGAGTTATTTGATGCTGTAGATGGGTTAATTACCGGCATCGAATTTCATGATGATGAGTATAATGGCACTAAGTTCCGCAAACTGAAGTTAGTTCTTGAGGATGAAGGGCAAAAGTATTTAGTGCAGGTTCGCACCGATTCAGGCTATTATCGCGGGCTTACTAATGCCATTGCGAATGCTGACATTAACCAGCCTGTGAAGCTGATCGCATCGAGCAAAACAGGCGAGAATGGCAAACCTCAGACAACGATCTTTGTCAATCAAAACGGCAAGGCTCTCAAATGGAAATGGTCAAAGGATAACCCTGGCGATCTACCCGAACTTGAGAAGGTAAAAGTAAAAGGGCAGTTTGTTTACGACAACTCAAAGCAGCTTGAATACTTTGAGAAATTCTGGAAAACATTATTTACAGAAAAACCAAGTGAGGAAGATTCTCCGTTTTAATCACATTCACCCCCTGCTATTATTAATAATCGGAAGTTAGCTAAAAAGGAAGGCGGGGGGTGATTTTTTTAACTAATCTTTATGGATATATTTTCCCAAGTTACCAACGAGGACTGCATGGCATTAATGGCACGCTATCACGACAAGTATTTTGAACTTGCTGTAGTTGATCCGCCGTATGGAATAGGGTTTGATGGGCAGAAAGAAAGTACATCAAAACATGGTGGAAGAAGAGCAAAACAATTTAAAGGATGGGATAATAAAATACCTGATGAAAATTATTTTATTGAATTATTTAGAGTATCTAAAAATCAAATTATTTGGGGCGCAAATTATTTTACTAAATATTTGCCAGCATCAATGGGTTGGATATTTTGGGATAAAAAACAAAGAATTTGTAATTCAGATGGAGAGCTTGCATTTACATCATTTAAACAAGCGTTAAGAGTATATGAATTAAATAGGGTTTATATTACTCAATATGGAGATACTATACATCCAACCCAAAAGCCAGTAAAATTATACGACTGGATCTTCAAAAACTACGCAAAGCCAACGGATAAAATCTTAGATACTCATTTAGGCAGCGGATCGAGTCGCATAGCAGCGTATAAAAACAAACTGCATTTTGTAGGATGCGAATTAGATAAAGATTATTTTGAGGCGCAGGAAAAACGATTTAAACAATTTAAAAGTCAATTAACTTTATTTTGATGCAACCACGCCAATATCAAATAGAAATAGCAAATAGCGCCGCCGATATTATCCGCAAATACGGATTAGTTTACTTAGCTATGCAGGTGCGAACAGGCAAAACCGCCACCGCTTTATTAACCGCTGAGAATTTGGGAGCTGAAAAGGTTTTATTCGTTACTAAGAAAAAAGTAATAGACGGCATTTTAGCGGATCATAAGGCGTTAAATTTATCCTTTGAGATTGCCGTTACTAATTATGAACAATTGCATAATCTGCAATATTTGCCAGATTTGATAATTTTGGATGAGGCGCACTGCTTAGGCCAATATCCTAAACCTGCAAATAAAGTAAAGATTCTAAAAAACATCTGCAAAGGCAAACCGATCATCTATCTAAGCGGGACACCTACACCTGAGAGTTACAGCCAGCTTTTTCATCAGCTTCATGTTAGCAGTTTCTCACCTTTTCGCAACTATGTGAATTTTTACAAATGGGCAGCGGATTTTGTGGATATAAGGCTCAAGTATTTTAAAGGATTAAAAGTAAACGACTATTCTAATGCAAACCAAACTAAAATCAAAACCATGACAGATCATTTAATCATTCCTTTCACACAGGAACAGGCAGGATTTAAGCAGGATGTAATTGAGGAAGTTGTAAAAATTAAGATGCAGCCATCAACATATTACCTTGCCGATAAGCTTAAGAAAGACAGGATCTTTAACGGAAATAATGGCAATGTTGTTCTTGCAGATACAGGAGCCGCTTTGATGAGTAAACTGCATCAGGTATACTCAGGTACGGTTATAGACAAAAAAGATGAATCTGTAATTTTTGACCGTACCAAAGCATACTGGATTAAAGAAAATTCCAAAGGCAAAAAGATCGCTATTTTTTACAAATACAGAGCGGAGGAACATATGCTTTATCTGACATTTGGGGCAGACCGCTTCACCACAAATCCTGAGGAGTTTGCACAAAGCCAAGATAAATGGTTTATTTCGCAGATAAGCAGCGGCAGGGAGGGCATTAATCTAAGCACCGCCGAGGCTCTTATAATGCTTAATATCGACTTTAGTGCGGTTTCATACTGGCAGGCACGCGCCCGGATGCAAAGCAAAGACCGGGAGGAGCCATGTAAGGTGCTGTGGCTGTTCTCAGAAGGCGGCATTGAGGAAAGGGTTTACAAGATGGTGAAGCAGAAAAAAGACTATACATTAAGCTATTTTAAACAGGACTTTGAGATAGGGTAAAAAAATATTTGGAAATATTAAAAAAGTTATTAACTTTGTGGAAACAAACTAAAAACCTAAACCATGCACAAATCATCATTTGACCTTACTAACAGAAAGGCAGCCATTGTAATCGCTGTAATTATCATCCTCGGTCTTTTTGCAGATAGCATTTAAAGTATGGAAAGCAAAATACAGGCTGCAATTAAAGCTAAATTTGAGCGATCCGGCTGGATCGTTGTGAAGTTAATTCAAACTAACTGCAACGGTATCCCTGATCTGATGTGTCTTAAGAACGGAAAAACAATCTTTGTCGAAGTTAAGCAGCCGGGAAAAGAGCCAACCGAACTACAGAAATACAGACATTCAGAATTAATAAAACAAGGCTTTACAGTACACGTACTTACAAGCGATAAAGATTTAATAATTTAAAAACCTAAACACATGACAAAAGACAATTTCATTCTCCCAGAGAAAATGGTGAAATCCATTATGGAACATGTAGACCAAAAATATGTTAAGATAACAAATAGCAAGCAATATATCCACGGCTATTATTTAGTAGATCTTGAATACGATGCAGAGCATATTTTTGAGATATTGCTACAGGTATGGCACTCAGGTACTTATTACGGAATGAATAAAATGGTTAACGCAATAATTGACAAATGACAACACAGGAAGCAATACAACTTATTGAGAGTGAGCTAACTCCATATTTTAAAAAAGTACCCAAACCGTTACTAAACCGAATCAAGCGTATTATAAAAGGCACAAAGACACTAATTCACCGGGAAGTGCCTTTGATCGATCAGGTGGCGGCGGCTCCAAATCTGCAAAACGAATGGCTAGAAATATGTAAAATGCACAATATAGATCCTACTGAAGCAAAAAAAGGTAGGGTGCAAAGTAGGGTAAAAGTAAGAATTCATTTTGTTAGGCATATAATAAGTAAATATGAAAATGTTACTTTACAAGATATTGGTGCTTTTTTAGATAGAGATCATTCAACAATTATTTACATGAGAGATAAATGCAAAATGCCTTGTCCGATACCTCCGTTTTATCAAAGAAGATTTACAATTATACCAGATAGTATATAAAAACAAAAAAATAAAATCTTTTATAACCGATAACATATAATATGAGAAAACAAATACTAACTCCCGAACTGAAAGAGATTATAATAAAAGGATTAAAAGATGGCAGAAAGCCGAAAGAAATTGCAGATGAATTAGGAATAAAAAGACAGGCAATGGGTAGCTATTGCCGGGACTACAAACATCTGTATTATCATAAATGTGAAAGCACTTATTTTAATGTAGATCTTTACGCTAAAACAATCTCAACAATATGAAACAATTAACAGCAGTCGAATGGCTTGTAAATGAGATATTTGCAGCTAAGACAGAAGCATGGCAAAAAGAGATAAAACAAGCTATACAGATGGAAAAAAACCAAATGGAGGAGGCGTATTGCCAAGGCTGTAAAGACATTACAGATAACGTTGAAATATTCCCAAGAATAACAGCAGAAAAATATTACAATAAAACTTATAAGAAATGATTTCAGCTATATTACTACCGATCTTCTCAATACTAATAGCATGTGTATGTTATTGGTATTCTCTGACAAATATGCAGGATGAACATCCTGACTATAAAGGCGATGATTTTATGCAGGATTAAGCAAGTAAACTCATAAACGTTTTGAATTTAGCTTGTCGATCTGCAAGTCCATGAGTGCCGCCGTTTACTCTTCGTGTAACCGCTGTAACTGCTTCAGTAGTATTTGCATCGCAAAGCTGCCAAAGTTTATTTCTGTCAAAATACCATAAAGCTGAATCCATTGGATACTTTGTAGCTACAAGATCAGGATTAGCAACGCAGTTTTCGTTAACGTATTGACTGAAAAGCTGATAATTACTTTTTCCTGTCAATTGCAAATAACCTCTGCCACGAAATAGATAACCTTCTCCGCTTGCTTCATTGCCATTACCCATCCTGTTAGCATATACTCTATTGCCGATCATTTGCGGCTGCATGGCATACCTGTTTGCAAGTTCTTGAGTATGGAAGTATTTCGGAAATATTTTAAGTAGACCTCCAGCGGAATATCTTAAATTCTCATAAACTAATTTAAAGTTTCCGCTTTCGTGTGCGACTTGAGCAAGAAAATGAGCGAGCCTTGTGGCATTTGTAATATTTGATAGGTTTTTGCTATTTACCAAAAATTGGTAAGGTGCTGCAGGAATCTTAGTTTCCAGTTTCTTTATCATTACGCTGCTCATATTCTTTAATGTATTTTTTAAGTTTACCTTGTGCTGCAAAAATAATTCTAAAAGTGTTTTTCTTTACGGTGTTAATGTCATCCAATTCATCATCATAAGTGCGATATTCGGCGTCTGTTAATTCAGCAAGTGTACTTAATACCGATAGGCTGCTATCGATAATCTGCAAAAGTTCATTTTCATTCCACTCTCTAAAATCTTGTATTTGCATTTCTTCACTCATAAGATTTTACCTTTAAATATTCGGTAATTTCTAACCTCAAAATCTTTGCCATTTGCATCTAAGTCGACCATTGCGAAACCTTGTGACCACCTGTTCAATGGCATATATGCGGGATTTAATTCACAAAGGCAACCGAGCGACCAGGTAGTTGTAATTTCGCCGTTCATATCCGTTTCCGTATGTTCTGATACTTGGTGATTATGCCCTTGCATTGCAGACACCTTACCTTTCATGTATAAACCTCGAGCAATGTTTACGGGACTAAATACAGATGGGTATTCATGACCATGAATAATATTCAGCTTGTTAGCTTTAATAATTCGCTTTTCACCAACCACTACCATGCCACGTTCATTTGCTTTGAGTAGTTCAGACAATTCGAAAGCTTGTATACCGAGCAGTTCCGGTGCCTTCTGCATCATGTAATGCTGCCACCTCTCATCGTGGTTGCCAAGCTTATAAATTATCTTAGCACCAAATTGATCTAAGACATCGAGCAGATCGTTTACCGCTTTCAGTTCATGAGCCACACTTCTTTTTCTTGTATCCTTCATAAATCTACTCAGCTGATAGAAGTCGATTGTGTCACCATTGAGTAATATTACATCAGGCTTTTCCTTTGCAATCATATCGAACGCACATGTCAGAGCAGATATGGAGTGATAAGGTACATGAATGTCACTTAGTACTGCGACCTTTTTACCTTTGATGATATATGGATCGTATATTGTTTCCTCCGACTCAGGCAGCTTCCAGGGATTTTTCGGTCTTGCCTCTGACATAAGAAACTCAGTTTTTTTGCCTAAGTCCTTAACTTTCTTTTTACCTGTTTTGCCTTCGATGTATCGTAGCCAATGCCTCGCATCTTCGACATTGTTAAAAGCTTCTTTATTTTCAGCATACATGATCCTGGCAAGGGTAAGGGTCGGCATTGCCATGCCATGTTTTCGCCTGTACTCCCTTGCTATATCTGTTTTTGTCATTCTATTAATTTATCGATGTCGATTTTATGTTCCTTCGCTTGTTGCCATAAATACTCAAAAACATCGTCAATAGTTGCATTCTCGTTATGTTTAAAATGCCGCTTTCCGTTCATAAGCACATCAAAAATATAGGCTGCCATGTCTAAGCTATACATTGCCCGCTCCAAAGCTTGCCTATCTTCAGGCTCATTTAAATCATATTTGATCGTAACAATTGCCATAA